CCGGAAGCCGCTCGCGCCAAGGACAAGGCACTGGGGGTGCTTCGCGCTGCCCTCACCGCCCGCCAGCAATACGAAGCAGAGCAGCTGGAACTGGCGCGACTGCGCAAGGAGAAGGAAGAGCGCGACAAGAAGGACCACGAAGAGCGAATCGCCCGCGAGGCTGCCGAGGGCGCCACTCGCGAAGCAGAAGAGAAAGCTCGGCTTGAGCGTGAAGCTGCGGAACAGCGCATCCGTGATGAGAAGGCCGCCGCCGAGAAGCGTGAAAGTGACCTGAAGCTGGCAGCCGCTGAATCCGAACGCAAGGCCGAACAAGCCAAGCGCGAACAGATCGAGGCCGAGCAGAAAGCGGAGCGCGATCGGTTGGCAGCCGTCGAAAGCCAGAAGGCAGCCGTTGAGCAAGCCAAGCAGGAAGAAGCGGCCCGCCAGAAAGCAGCGGCTGACGAAATTCTGCGGCAAGAGCGGTTGCGCGAACAGGACAAAGAGCACCGCCGCTCAATCAACCTCGCGGCCCTTCAAGCCTTCGTGAGGGGCGGCATGACCGAAGAATGCGCGAAGCAAGCAATCACGCTGATCGCCAACCGCCAGATCCCCGCCATTTCAATTCAATACTGAGGTCGCCATGAGCAATCTTGCAGTGAAAGAGCAGGTCGAGCGTTTGCCGGCCATCCAAACCGAGTCGGCGACCATCATGTCGATCATCCAGCAGGTGGCTATGAGCCCCGATGCTGACATCGACAAGATGGAACGACTGATGCTGATGCACGAACGCTTCCAGGCTCAGCAGGCGAAGCAGCAGTACGACGATGCACTGGCTCACATGCAGGAAGAAATGCCGGTGATCGGCGAGCGCGGTGGCATCAAGGACAAGAACGGGCGAGTACAGAGCACCTATGCGCTCTGGGAAGACGTCAACGAAATGATCAAGCCGGTGATGGCCAAGTATGGATTCGCCATTACCTTCCGCACCCCTCGTAACGAGCGAGGCATCGAGGTTGAAGGTGTGCTGAGCCATCGCGCTGGCCACCGGGAAGTGACGTCGATTGTCCTGCCTGTGGACGCGTCGGGCAGCAAAAACGGTGTGCAGGCAGTCGCCTCCAGCGTCAGCTACGGCAAGCGCTACACCGCAGGCCTGCTCCTGAACTTCACCACCACCGGCGAAGACGACGACGGCAACGGCCCGGCCGCGCAGGTTACGCCGCGCGTGACTTCGGCGCAGGCCGCGCAACTCGCCATCCTGTTGGAGAAGTGCAGTGACAAGGCGAAAGAGGCTTTCAAGAAGATGCACGGCACCCCGGCATCGGTTGAGAAATCTCTGTTCGACCAGGTGCTCGCAATGCTCACCAAATCAGCGACCCAAAACAGCAAACCGGCCGTGGACAAAGGCAATGAAAATAATCAGTAACGTAGAGCAAGGGACTCAAGAGTGGCTGGATCTGCGACTGGGTATTGTGACCTGCTCGGAGCTGGACACCCTACTGGTCAATGGCAAGGGCGAAGCAGGCTTCGGCGCCGGCGCATTCACTTACATGAACACGCTGATCGGTGAGCGCATCACCGGTGAGGCCGCCGACCCGTTCCAGGGTAACCGCCACACCGAGCGCGGCCATGAATACGAGGGCATCGCCCGCGGCCTTTACCAGTCGCAACTGGACGTGACCACCGAGCAGGTCGGCATCATCCTGAACCACGGCATCGGCTACTCACCTGACTCCCTGATCAGCGAGGACGGCCTGTGCGAGATCAAGACCAAGCTGCCGAAGTTTCAGGTGGAAGTGATCCTGTCCGGCGAGATTCCCAAGGAGCATGTCGCGCAGTGCCAGGGCGGTTTGTGGGTATCGGATCGCGAGTGGATCGACTTCGTCAGCTACTGGCCGGGCATGAAGCTGTTCGTGAAGCGTGCCTACCGTGACGAAGTGATGATTCGCAAGATGAGCGAACGCGTCAAAACCTTCTACGAAATCCTCGACGAGCGCATGAATCGCGTGCTCGGCATCGCCGCTTAAGGACATTCCATGCCAACACTTACCGACGTCGGCCGCATTGGCCGTGACGCTGAACTGCGCTACACCCCTGGCGGTGATGCCGTAATCAATCTGGCACTGGCCTGCGACTACGGTCGCAAGGGCCAGGACGGCAAGCGTCCGACTCAGTGGGTTGATGCCACCCTCTGGGGCAAGCAGGCCGAAGCCATGGCGCCCTACCTGCTCAAGGGCCAGCAGGTCTACTTCACCATGGACGACGCCCACATCGAAACCTACGCCAAGACCGGCGGCGGTGAGGGTTTCAAGCTGACCGGCAAAATCATCCTGATCAAGTTCGTCGGCTCACCGCCTCAGGCGGCCAATCAACCGCAGCAGCAGTCCAGGCCACAGCAACCCCGGCAGCAGGCGGCGACCCGGCCAGCGCAAAACCAGCAGGCAGCCCCGCCCGATAGCTTCGACGACGACATCCCCTTCGCGCCCCTCCACCATTTAAACGGTGTTTGATATGGACCAAGCATTCGAAGAAGCCGCGAAGCGGCAAAGCGGACTGGAGGCGGCGAAAGCTGCTTTCTTTGCTTCTGGGGGTCAGGCGCAGCTGATCCCGACTGGCCTCGGCAGAGACAGTCCCGGTATCGCTCAAGTAACGAAACCGGCGTACGGCTATCGGAACATCGAGGCGCCGAAGAGTAAGCGAGGAAGACTCATCAGCGACGATGAAAAAGCCGCATTGGCGGTTCAACTGGCGGAGTGCAAAGCGGCCGGCATGACGCGGTATAAGGCCAGCAAGCACCTCGGTATCAGCGAAACGCTATGCCGCCGGCTGATCGCCGATTACTCACTCGACTTCCCGGCATCAGCCTGATGCGCAGGATGGCTCGCGTGCAACAACGCAAACGACAAACCTGGCTGGCATTGCCGGCCAGTGGCATTGAAGAGGTATCCCATGGCAGAAGAACAGGAGTTAACGTCGGAAGCCAAGAAGCAGCGCAAGAAGCGCGAGAAGGAAGCGGTCAAGAACGCCGCGCTGGGCATCGAGAAGTTCACGGTTGAGGTGGCTGGAGTGTTCAAGCCTGACATCAAGCGCCTGATGAAAGAACACGGCTTCAACAACCAGCAGGAGGTGTATCAGAACCTGCTGCGCAATGTCATCGCCGCCGACTTCGATACCGCTGTACGGATGCTTCAGTGTGTCACGACACCTTACGAGATATCAGAAAAGGTGTCGCGAGCATTTCAAAATGAGAGCTTGGCCGAACTGAGGCGGGATTCAGGGGACGAAATTATTGAGCCCACCTGCTAGCGATATCAGTAGCCCCTCGCTTTGCGCTTCGCGTCAATATCCCGAATAACTGCCCAGACCTCTGCATTATTGTCATACAGCTTACGCAACGCCTTCTCTGTCATTTTCCCGCTGTCGATCAATTTGAAAAGCTCACCGTGGTAATGGGCGAAAAGAGCAACAGGCGCAACAGGCCCTGAGACTCCCGCAGCTTTAGCGAACTCGAGCTGGTCGTTTCGATCCTGAACGGCAAACTCCAAGATCAATTTCAGCCTTTCCCGTCGGGCTTGGAAGTGATTCTGAATCCAAATCCCTGCAACTGACCCAGCTGCGCCAACCAGGGTTCCCAGCAAACCAGCTATCCACGCTTCCATTCAGCACCCCATCTCTCACGGACTCAAAATTGACATTGAAGCTTTACACATCTGTCGCCTCCGGACACCGAGGGCTGCACCCTACTACTTGAAAGCGGAAACCAAGCCGGTGATGGCACCGATTACGCCTACCGCGATACCGAACCAGTATCCAACAGCCTCACGTTTATGTTTCTGCTCTTCTCGAATGGCCGCGCGAACAACCCTCAGGCCTTCGTCTGTCAAATATCGAGGCTGTTTCGGGTCTTTATCCCATTCAACTTGCACGTACATCGACTCATCAGCAACGCTGGGCATTTGTACTAGAAGCCTGTCTGCCTTCCGCCTGTAGTACTCGGTTTGTATAAGGCGTTTCCACTCGTAAAGATCATCATCGTCGCGATCAAAGGACTCCAGCACGCCACTATCGTAGTTTTCTTGTGTTGCTGGCGGACGCTTTTTGTCGAGCTCCTTTTGCGCATTGCTCTGCTTTCGTAGATCAATCCGGTATTGAACATAACTCGGCCACTGCCACATCCCTGATCACCCCCAAATCAATGAATTCGCAATATACCCGGCGAGGATCCCCTATGTCCGCACAACAGAAACTGCCTCAGTTCATCAACCGCCAGCCAAGCATGGGCCTGCCATTCGAAAAGGAACTGGTTGTTGACCTGTTCGCCGGCGGCGGTGGCGCGAGCACCGGGATTGCCCGAGCGTACCGGGAGCCGGACGTGGCGGTAAACCACAACCCGATCGCCCTAGCTGTGCACCGCGCCAACCACCCGCAGACGGCGCACTATGTTGCGGACGTGTTCGAGGTGGATCCGGTCCATGCCACCGGCGGCCAGCCGGTCGGCATTCTGTGGGCCTCGCCGGATTGCCGACATCACAGCAAGGCCAAGGGCGGTGCACCGCGTGACCGAGGGGTGCGCGGGCTCGCCTGGGTGGTTGTTCGGTGGGCGCACGCCACCCGGCCGCGCCTGATGTTCCTGGAGAACGTCGAAGAGTTCTGCGACTGGGGCCCGATCGACGAAGACGGCCAGCCAATCAAGGCCGAGCGCGGGCGCACCTTCAAGGCATTCATCGCCGCACTCAGTACCGGGCTGGCGGCTGATCACCCCGATATGCCGGAGATCCTGCAATCGATCGGCGAATACGTACCGGCGGAAAGATTGGTGCGCGGCCTCGGCTACAACGTCGAGTGGTGCGAGCGCATCGCGGCCAACGCCGGCACCCCAACGATCCGTAAACGGTTATACCTGGTGGCTCGCAGCGACGGAAAGCCAATTGTCTGGCCGGCGCCGAAGCGCCACAAAGTGCCGACGGCGAAACAGCAGCCTTGGCGCACCGCCGCCGAGTGCATTGACTGGAGCAACCTCGGCCGCACGATCTTCCGTGAAAAGCCGATGGCGGTGAACACCATGCGCCGGGTGGCCAAGGGTTGCTGGCGGCACGTGCTGACCAGCGCGAAGCCGTTCATTGTGCCGATGCGCGGTACCTCGAAAGCACACACCAGCACCCACGGCGTCGACGAGGCATTGTCGACCATCAGCGCCGGCGGTACGCATCACGCCTTAGTGCAACCCGTAGCGGCGCCCTTCCTTACCGAATGCGCCAACGGCTCATCACAGCGCAACTTCGATGCACAGGAGCCGCTTCGCACGCAAGTCGCCCAGGTCAAAGGCGGTCACTTCGCCATGGTCGCCGGACACCTGACTCACTTGACCCATCATGGCGACCGCAGCGGGTACTCGTTAAATGAGCCGGCGCGCACCGTTACTGGTGCCAACCGCGGCGAACAGGCAGTCGTTGCCGCTTTCTTCGAGCAGGCGAATGGTGGCTTCTACAATGGAGATGGCCGCGCAGCCGATGCGCCGCTCTCGACCATCTGCCAGTCCGGTGCCAACCAGCGCTTGGTCAACGCCTACCTGGTGAAGTATTACGGCAACGAGAAGGACGGCATTTCACTGACCGAGCCGATGCACACCCTGCCGACGAAAGATCGAGTCGCGCTAGTTGAGGTCGTGCAGGTGCCGGACACCTTGACGCCTGAGCAGTTGGTGGGTGCGCGCCGCTGCGCTGCTTTCATGCATGAACATCTGCCGGAACACTTCAAAGACCCGGCGGACCTGGTAATGGTCGGCGGTTATGTGCTGGTCGACATCACCCTGCGCATGCTGCAGCCGCCTGAGCTGAAGGCCGCCCAAGGCTTCGACAAGGACTACATCATCGATCGCGGGTTGTTCGTCGATCCGGTAACTGGTGCCGAAGAATGGCGCGACATCAATAAAACGGACCAGGTCCGGCTGATCGGCAATAGCGTCTGTCCGGACGAAGCCGAGGCACTGGTCAGTGCCAACGCCGCCGACATCATTGAGCTCTACCAGCGTCTGGCAGCATAACGAAAGGAGTACATCTGTACTCCTCCCCAATTTGCAGTAACTCCCTCCCCCTTCAAAGTCAGCCGCATCCTGACAGGAACAGAAAATCTTAACTCCGCCACGAAAATCTTAATTTTCGGCACTTTCCCTCAATTTTTCTTAATTCAAAGTCAGCCGCTATAGCGGCAAGGACGAAGTCATGCCTGAAGAAATCAAATTGATCCAGCCAGCCCCGGTCGTGCGCGACGA